TGATATCTATGAAAGCTACTCAATTAAAAGTGAGTAGAAAATGGAACTCAATGATGATGAGCATAAAGATGCAAGGCAAAAACGGCATGTTTACACCGCCAACATATAGCCACGTTTATAAACTAAAAACTGTTCAACAGTCTAACGACAAAGGAACATGGTTTGGTTGGGATGTGTCTAAAGTTGGACCAGTGTCAAATGCTGGTGTTTATCAAATAGCAAAAGACTTTAGCACAAACGTTGCTAAGGATTCTGTGAAAGTTAAACATGAAGCCGATGCACCACAAAGTCAAAAAGTTAAAAAAACATTAGACTTATAAGTTCCTTTGCATGGGAAAATGGGGTCGGCTAGGGAGACTGAATCGACCCCGCAACTATTTTTATGACAAAGAACGCACCGATAACTTATAAAGATTGGATAGAAGCAGGGTTTGTATTAATACCTTGTGATAATAAACAATCTGCTGTTTCAAGATGGAGTAAACCTGACTTCAAAATAACTATTCAAGACTGGGAAAACAATCACATTGGAAAACAAATGTCGATTCGACTAGAGAATCACATAGATTTAGACGTAGATAATAACAAAGTTAAATTTTTTATTAATAAACATATTAAACATAAGAGTGCAGTATGGGGTAGAAAAAATAGTCCTAGTAGTCACTATCTATGGAAAGGTAAAGTGGAGGCTAAAAAATTTATTTTACCAGATGTATTTAAAGAGAGAGTTGAGGAAGAAAAACATGGTGCAACAATATGTGAAATAAGATCTGGCATGGGTCACTACACCGTTGTTCCAGAATCAAAATATCATTTAGGCGATGAAAAAATAAAGTGGGAGGAGTATGATGGTATAACTACATATCCTAAAGAATACGATATAACAATGGACGTTGGTAAGATTGCGTTACAAACTGCTTTGTGTATTCTTTATCCAGCAGGCGGGAACCGTGATAAATACTGCACTGCAATAGCTGGAGTGTTATTGAGACACGGATCTTGGACCACGGAGCAAGTAGATCTTTTTGTTCACGATCTTGCCATCCACTCAAAAGATGACGAAGCATTTAAAAGAAATAAAAAAGGCACCTCTCACAGTAAATCTGACAGACAGTTTGGAATAAGCACATTAGCCGAAATTTTAAGATGTGATAAGAAAGATGTTGCGACTTTATTTAGTTGGATAGGAATAGGTTACGCAACTGTTGAGGGCTCTTCAGCAATAGGCGATATAATTGAATACGCTCAAAATAAATACGAAGTTAGAATATCAGGCACTAGGAATGGAGAAAGTGTGCAAAGTTTAGTGAAGATGGATGGACCCACTTTACGAGACATGAGAAAATTTTATGATGAGGTAATAAAACAGGCTCAAATCTGGATTCCTAGAATGAAAGCGGCAGACTTTGAAACAATCGTAAAAAATAAATTTGAAGAAAGAATTAAATCAAAAGATTATATTGAAGGTAATGCTATTGCAGAGGAGTTTAGAACATATTTAGATAAATATATAAGTAAAAAACAAGCATCGACTGATCCAAAACAATTACTTGATTTTAACATGCCTGTTTTTGATTTAAAAAAATCATACTTAGATTTTAATCTAGTTCACTTTGAAGATTATTTGAGAGAACAAAAATATAACTTTGGAGATCGTAATGATTTAAAAAAAAGCATTCAAGATTACGCAGGAGGGAAGAAAATTAATGGTAAAATTAAAGAAGAAGGGGGTAATTGGAGATCGTGTGTGCATTGGAGAGTTTTTAATTACAAAATAGATCAGAAAGACTTAATTATAGAAGGGCAAGTAGTAAAACAAAAGGAGGTAAAAGCAATTGATTTCGAAGCAGACAAGATCGAAAATTAGAGTTATCGTTGGACCACCTGGCACTGGTAAAACGCACATAAGAATTAAAGAAGAATATTCAAAACTCTATGACAAATATGGTCCTGAAAGAGGGATTCTTTTAACTCACAGTAATGTAGCCAGAAGAGAATTAGTAGACACCATAAAATCAATAGAAAAAGTTAAGAACAACAATCACATAAAAGAAGATGAGGATTATTTTAAATATAAAATATGCACCATACACGCGTACGCAAAAAAGAACGCTGGACAAAGAAGAGAGGTGTTTGATAAGAAAACTGATTATGAGAATTTGTGTAAAGCAGCTCCCATGCTTAGACAAAAACACACAGCCTCTATCATAAGAGATCCCGTTAAATATCACCCGTTTTTTAAATGTAATGCAGAGGCTCATGGTAAAGGCAAAACTATCCATGAACACTGGCGAACAGCCGAGGATCCGCATAGAAGTTATGAACCTTTTAATCTTTCCATGATGTTAGACATCAAATTAAAGTACGAGAAATTTAAAGAAGATAATCATCTACAAGATTATCCAGACATGTTAGATTTTTATAATAGAAAACTTAAAGTTCCCACTGTTGATTTTTTAATTGTGGATGAAGCACAAGATTGCAGTGTTCCTCAAATGTTAGCTATAGATAGAATGGGAGAACACGCCAAAGAAATAATTTTTGTTGGAGATCCTAACCAAACTATCTTTCAATTTGCAGGAGCTGATCCTGATTTTTTTGAAAAACTATTTGCAAATGTGAAAGAGGGAGATGAACTAAAACAAGGATTAAGGTGTAGTAAAGCTATAAATACATTTGCTAAAAAAATTATAAAACCTATTTGGGATCATTATGGATACGAAAGAGCATGGTATCCAACAGCTGAGGAGGGAAGTGTGCAAATTCTACCAGATTTAGATTTGTCAAAATCATTAAATAATTTAGTGGAAAAGATAAAAAATTCTGACGAGTCATTTTTGTTTACATATCGCACAGAAAAATCGAAACAATGGATAATACCTTTTTTTAAACGAGAGGGATTTAAATTTAGACAGGTAGGAAGTGTTTATAATCACGTATCTGACAATGAATTTAGTGCACACGTTACATGGCCAGACTTCTTACAAGGGATACCACAATCATTGGAACAAATAAAACATTATTGGGATCATCTAGATAAATCTTATAAATTAAAAGATGCCAGAGTTTTTAAAAAAATAATAAACAAAAATTATAATTATCAAGATCTTGTAAAGATGGGCTATCTAGTAGAAGGCCTAGAGAAAAAGACAGCTTTTCACCGATTAGTAAAAGTTCCAAAGACAGAGGAAAAACAAGATCAATTAAAGGAAAGACTACAATACATAACAAGAGTAATTGCAAAAGGTAACGTAAATCAAAAAAGTATAGTGGAGTATGGTAATTTTCACCAAGTAAAAGGTTTAACGAGAGACAACGTTATAGTGGATAGAACTATAACAAGATACGAACCAGCCTTTGAACAAAGACGATTAGGTTATACAGCAGTTACTAGAGGCAAACATGAAGCATGGATTTTAAAATCACAAACTGGAAAGGAGTTAATATTATGAGTGCGTATAAAAAACAAATTGGAGGATCCCATTATAAATCGATGGTCATGCAGCCAAGTGAGTTTATAAATAAAAATAGGTTGCCCTTCGCGGAAGGGTCGGCTATAAAGTACATATGCAGACATGCTTTGAAAGGGAAAGAAGAAGATATCGATAAGGCTATACACTATTTAGAAATGATTAAAGAAAGAGATTATAAATAATGTGTACAGTTCCACAGATAAAAGAATTAGATTTATCTGGAGTAGATACTGTAGCTGTTGACTTAGAAACTTACGATCCTAATTTAAGAACAAAAGGATCTGGTGCTATAACAGGCGATGGATATGTTTGCGGTATAGCTGTAGCCACGCACAAGCAAACATTTTATTTTCCAATAAAGCACAGCATGACAGATAATTTAAACGTAAAAGATACGTGGGATAGTTTAAACAAACTAATATTTCAAAACGAAAAGATAGCAAAAGTTTTTCACAACGCCATGTACGATGTTTGTTGGATTAGAGCTACCACTGGCCTAATGTTAAAAGGACCTGTGTATGACACCATGATTGCTGCGTCTGTTCTTGATGAAAATAGAATGAAATATTCTTTAGACTCTCTTAGTAAAGATTACTTAGGTGATACTAAATACAAGTGGGATCTAAGAGATAAATCTATATCCCAATACGGTATAAGTGATCCCATGAGTAACATGAACAAGTTGCCTTATGTTTTAGTAAAAGACTATGCAGAGCAAGATGTAAATTTAACTTTTAGATTATGGAGTTTGTTTGAAAAAAAATTAGACGAAATTATATACCAACCAAAGGGTAAAAGTCCACGAAAAATTTTTGATTTAGAAACAAGATTGTTCCCTTGTTTAGTTGACATGAAGTTCAAAGGAGTTAAAATTGATGTCGAAAAAACTAAGGAGTTTGGTAGATTTTTAGAAAGAAGAAAACAAAAACTTTTACAAATAATAAAAGATAAAACGGGTATTGAAGTTAATATATGGGCAGCAGCTTCAATAAAAAAACTTTTAGATAAATTAAAAATAACAGATTATCAAGTTACTCCTAAATCTAAGATGCCTAAATTACCAAAAAATTATTTAAACACACACAAAGAAGTCCTGCTAAGACTTATAGCTAAAGCTAGAGAGTGTGAAAAAGCAAACAATGCTTTTGTAGAGGGACTGTTAAGTTTTGTACATAAAGGTAGGATACACGCAGATATAAATCAAATTAGATCTGACCAAGGTGGGACAGTTACTGGAAGATTTAGTATGTCTAATCCCAACTTACAGCAAATACCTGCAAGAGGTTGGATCGGTGAAAGGATGAGAGATATTTTTATTCCTGAAGATAATAATACGTGGGCTAGTTTTGACTACTCACAACAAGAACCTAGAATAGTCGTTCACTATGCAATAAAATTATTAAAAGATAATCCTGAATTAAAACAAGAAGATTTACCAAAACAATACAGAGACAAGGTTAAACAAAAAATTATTAAAAGTGTAACAAAGATGGAGGAATTTTATAAAAAGGATGCAGATGCAGACTTTCATCAACTAGTTGCAGACATGGCAAAGATACCAAGAAGACAAGCAAAAACAATAAATTTAGGGATGTTTTATGGCATGGGTAAGATGAAGCTACAGAAAGAATTAAATTTAGATAAAGATGAAGCGAAAGATTTGTTTGATAGATATCACGGAGAGGTGCCTTTTATAAAAACATTGTCACAAGAACTGATAGATTTTGCTAGAGATAACGAACTTTTATTTACGTTAGGAGATAGATTTTGTAGATTTAATAAATGGGAAACTACGAAGAAAACATGGAATAATCAAATTGGTAGATTTAATCCTGTAGAATTACTAACAAAAGAACAAGCAAAGACTAAATACAAGGCTGAGTTATTAGAGGAGAATCAAAAAGACGATCCTGACTATAAAAATCTATTATACTATTATGCTCCAGCTTTTACATACAAAGCCTTAAATAGATTAATTCAAGGGTCGGCCGCTGACATGACAAAAACAGCCATGGTAAATTTATACGAACAAGGGATTTTACCGCACATACAAATTCACGATGAGTTGTGCATTTCTGTAAAAGATGATAATGAGATAACTAAGATAAAGAACATTATGGAGTCCGCTCTTCCTTTGAGAATAAAAAACAAAGTAACTTGCAAGAAAGGAGAGAGTTGGGGGAGTGCAAAGTGAGGATTTATTATGGCATATTTAAACGCAAACATACCACCAGAGTACGCACAAATT